CAAAAAAACCTGCAAAAAAAATTACAACAAAGTCTGTAACAAAAGCAACAAATAAAGTAAAGAAAACTGTTAACAGTCCAGCCGCTAGGAAAAGAAATCCTAAACCAGGTTCAGTAAAAAGAGTTCAACAAAGAAGACAAACTGCAGCCGACAGGTTAAAGAAGCCTTTAAAAAAACCTTTAACAAAACCTTTAACAAAATCTTTGAATAGCAGAGGATCTCAAAGAAAGCCAGTTAACAAATCAACCAACAAAACAAACCTCCCAACTCAAAAACCAACTCCTAAAAAATTACCTGGAAGACTGGGTAAGATAGCTGCTGTTGGTACAGCTTTAGGCGCTGGAGCTCTAGCTTTAATGCGTAAAAAAGATCCTACTTTCGGCGAAGCTTTCAAAAAAGCTAGAAAAGAAAAAGGACCTAACTCAACTTTTAATTACAAAGGTAAAAAATACAGCACGGTTACTAAAGACCAAGTTGAAAAAGCTGGACACAGCACTTTAAGATCTTATCTAAATGCTGGCGGTAAAAAGAAAAAAACTGGTTTAACAACTAAAAGAAGAAAAACTGGCGGACCACCTTTAAGACGTAGGAGATAATTATGTCAGTAACAAAATTAGCAAAAGCTGCTGCAAAAATAAGACAAGCAAGATTAAAAAAAGCTGAAGAAGCGGCAAAAAAAGTTAGAAAAGAAGGAAAGTCTTACGATAAAAAAATAAAGAAAAATATAGTAAAAGATATTTCTAAAGGAAAAAAGCCAGCACCTGCTACTATGCCGGGTCAACCAAAAAAACCCATGTCAAAAAATAAAAAACTTGGCGCTTTAACAGAAGGTACAAAAAAGAAAAGAAGAGACGCTAGAATAAAACGTATGGAAAGAGCGGGTCCTTTAGGTTTAAAAAAACCTAAAGATGAAATGCCTTTAAAATTTGGCGCAGGTGGTGTAGTTAAAAAAGTAGCTTCAAGTTTAATAAACAAATACAAACCAAAAATAAAAAATCAAAAAGAAGATTATGGTCTTTACAGCAAACAAGACTATTCTGGCGTAATTAAAGAAGCAGAAAAAACTAAAAAAAGAATACAAAGAAACAGAAAAGTAGCAGGCACCGTCGGCGGAGTAACAGCTGCAACTGTAGTAGCGAGCAACGTAAAAGATAAAAAATAATTTTTTATGTCAAAGAAGATTGAGGATCTCTCTTACGAAGAGACGATGGAGAAGATTACCAATATCACAAATTATTTAGAGAAAGATAATCTCAGTCTTGATGAATCTATCGAAGCATTTGCCTATGGGGTAAAACTTAGCAACCATGCTAAAAAATTGTTAAACTCTGCTGAAGATAAAATGAAAAAAGTCTTAGACAAGGAGCACGTAGATGACTCAAAAAAACTCGAAAGTAAAAATATATTTGACTGAGTTTAGGGTACAAGGTGAAAACACAATTTACGAAGGACCTAATATATTTGCTAGTAGCTCAGAAATAGCAGAAAATATAGCGGAACAGATGGGAGTTACTGTAGTTGGGGAATTACAAGATATAATTTCTCTTTACGATGACTTGTACGAAATATTTGATAAAGATGAAAGAGTATTACACTAATGGCAGATATAGATAAAGCAATAGGTTCTGATGATCTAATAGATTTAGAAGTAGATAATCAAGACAAAACAATTAACGTCGAAGTACCAGAAGACATCGAGATAGATTTATCTGTCTTCGAGCGCGGGGAAGATGGAACCCTAACCTTTGGTTCGGTGTTAACGCCAGATTTATCAGAACAATTCAATGACAACTTAGCTGAATATTTAGAGCAAGATGAGCTCGATGATATTTACAGTGATTTAGTTGACGCCGTAGAAGCCGACAAATCCTCACGACAAGGTTGGGAAGATACTTACAAGGAAGGTTTAGAAACTTTAGGAATGAATTATGAAGAAAGGTCACAACCTTTCGAGGGTGCCTCTGGCGTTATGCATCCATTGTTAGCAGAATCGGTAACTCAGTTTCAAGCACAAGCTTACAAAGAAATACTACCATCGAATGGTCCAGTAAGAACTCAAGTAGTTGGTGCTAAAAATCCAGACAGTGAAGCACAAGCTGGTCGTGTTAGTGAATTCATGAACTATCAATTGATGAATGTCATGGAAGAATACGATACTGAAACAGATCAAATGTTATTTTATTTACCATTATCTGGTTCGGCATTCAGAAAAGTTTACTACGATCAAAATTTAGGCCGTGCTGTTTCTAGATTTATTCCAGCAGAAGATTTAGTTGTGCCTTATGCCACAACTGATATTTATAGTGCTGGCAGAATTACGCATATCGTTGATATGTCTATGAACGATATTAAAAAATTACAACAAGCTGGATTTTACCGAGATGTCGATATATCTGAATCAATGATAGTCGATACCGATACAGATTCTATCCAAGAAGAAATAGATGAATTGCAAGGTGTCGAACCTAGCTATGGCGAAAGCGATCAATGTGAACTTTATGAAGTGCATACTGACTTAGATATTCCAGGGTATGAAGATGTAGATGCTGAAGGTGAACCTACAGGAATTAAATTACCTTATGTGATTACGCTTTCAACTACTACTAACGAAGTATTATCGATTAGAAGAAACTACAGACAAAACGACCCATTGAAAAAACGCATAAATTATTTTGTGCATTATAAGTTTTTACCGGGTTTAGGTTTCTATGGATTTGGGTTAACTCACATGATTGGTGGGTTATCAAAAGCGTCAACATCTATTCTAAGACAATTGATAGATGCTGGTACATTGTCTAACTTACCAGCTGGTTTTAAAGCAAGAGGTATTCGTATCAGAAACGATGACCAACCGCTACAGCCGGGCGAGTTCAGAGACATGGATGCTCCAGGCGGGAGCTTACGAGATGCTTTTGTCCCACTGCCATTTAAAGAGCCATCTGGCACTTTACTTAATCTGCTAGGTACCTTAGTAGATAGTGGCAGAAAATTTGCAGCCTTAGCTGAAATGCAAATAGGTGACGCTAACCAAAACATGCCAGTTGGTACTACCGTAGCTTTACTAGAGCGTGGTACCAAAGTCATGTCAGCAATCCATAAAAGATTGCATTCTTCACAAAGATTTGAATTTATTTTATTAGCCAAAGTATTCGCTGATTACTTACCACCAGAATATCCTTACATGAGTTCTGCTGGTGACGGCATGATTAAACAAATGGACTTTGATGAACGCGTAGATGTACTACCAGTTTCAGATCCAAATATTTTCTCCATGAGTCAGCGTGTTATGTTGGCTAATGAAATATTACAAGTCGTAAATTCAAACCCAGAGATTCATGGCATACAAGGTATCTATGAAGCGTATCGCAGAATGTATGCTTCGATGGGTGTGCAGAACATAGAACAGTTATTGCCACCACCGCCACAACCGATGCCAACTGATCCAGCAAGTGAAAACGCTTTGTTGATTAAAGGGCAACCTTGTCAAGCCTTCCCTGGACAAGATCATGATGCGCACATCAATGTGCATATCTCATTAGCACAAACAAGTTCAGTAATGATTGAGCCTATTATCATGACTAACATTCAAGCACACGTTTATCAACATGTAGCTTTACGTGCCGCTGAGATTGTCGACATGCAAAATATGCAAGACCCAGAGTTTATGCAAATACAACAAATGCTTATGGAAATGCCACCAGAAATGGCTATGCAACAACAGCAAAAAATAGATGAAGCGATTGCGAAAGATGTGTCACAAATTCAAGCTGGACTGATGTCGCAAATCAATATGGCATTTGTGCCACCAGCGCCACCAGCAGACCCATTGGTAGCTTTGCGTGATAAAGAATTAGATATTAAGGCTCAAGATGTAGAACGTAAGAGCCAAGAATTTGCAGCTAGACAACAATTTGATGCTATGCAAGCCATGAAGCAAATGGAATTAGCTAGAGAAAAATTAAATGTTGCTAGAACGATTGCCGAGATGAAAGATGATTTAGGTCGTGATAGATTAGATTCTAGCGCTAGAATAAAAAAAGCAGAATTGCTGATAAAGAATAGAGGAAATTAATGAATGTGATAAGATTAAAAACGCTAGGGCCTAGTTTTCAATCTTCTCCCCTTGGCCCTAGCACCTTAAAAGGCTATGGCAATTACTAGGTCACAACTTAAAAAGACCACTAGAAAAAGTCCAAAGGGCAAAATGCCCTCCAAAAATAAAAAGAATTTTAGACCTACTAAAAAAGGTGCAGGTATGACTGCAGCAGGAGTCAGAAAATATAGGAAGCTGAACCCCGGTTCTAAATTAAAAACTGCCGTAACTGGCAAGGTGAAGAAGGGTAGTAAAGCAGCTAAGAGACGTAAATCATTTTGTGCTAGATCAGCTGGACAAATGAAGAAGTTTCCTAAAGCAGCTAAGAATCCTAATTCAAGATTAAGACAAGCAAGAAAAAGGTGGAAGTGTTAAATGGCTACAAATACTAGAAATAAAAAAACTGTAAAAAAAGTTGTTAAAGCTTTAAACAAAGCTAGCAAAACTCATGCTAGACAAGCTAAATCTTTAAGTGCTTTAAAATTAAAAAAAGGCGGTAAAGCTAAAAAGAAAGGCGGTTCTAAACCAACCAATCCAGCTTTATACGCTAGAGTAAAAGCAGAAGCTAAACGTAAATTTAAGGTTTACCCTTCAGCTTATGCTAACGCTTGGTTAGTTAGAACTTATAAAAAACGTGGTGGCGGTTACAGAAGTTCGTAACTAATATGAGAAGCCTTCATTTTCTGCTTCCTGAAGCATTACCAAATAATATTATTGAAGATATAAAAAATATGGCGTTACAGTTCCCAGAGGAAATGGGAGTGATTGGCGGAGAAATAGGTAAAAATGCTACGCAAGATAAAGATCTTAGAAGGTCTCAAATTCGTTGGATAGACCCACGTACAGACGATACAGCTAAATTAACTAATCTTTGTACTAATTTATTTTGTGATGTTAATAGAGAAATTTTTGGGCTAGATATTGAAAGAATATTTAATATTCAATACACAGAATACTTAGCAGCTAACAAAGGTTTTTATTATAGACATATAGATAGTTTTGCAGGCAGAGGAGAAATGTATGATAGAAAACTTAGTATGACCATACAGTTATCTGATTCAGATGAATATGAAGGAGGTGATTTTGAATTCGATAATGATATTTTAAAAAATCCTCCTGATAGAAATACTTTAAGAGAGAAAGGTAGAGTTTTAATTTTTCCTTCTTTTATACCGCACAAGGTAAATCCAGTTACTAAAGGAATTAGAAAAAGCCTAGTGACTTGGATAGAAGGACCAGCTTGGAGATAATCATGGTAGAAAGTTGCAGGAAAAATTCAACAAGTTAAAATATTTGCACAAGGAAAAAAATAATAAGGAAAAAACATGGCAAAGCCTAGCGGCGGATTAACAGAATGGTTTGGTAAAGGACCCAAAGGCGATTGGGTTGATATTGGCGCACCAAAGAAAAAAGGTAAGTTTCAAAAGTGTGGTCGAGCTAAAGTAAAAGGTTCTAAAAGAAAATATCCTAAATGCGTACCCAGATCAAAAGCTAAAAGCATGACAGCTGCACAAAGAAGCAGCGCAGTTAAAAGAAAACGTGCAGCTGGTAATCCGGGAGGCAAACCTACCAACGTAAAAACTTTCGCTAAAGATGGCAAACTAATACGAAAACACCACAAAGGTTGTGGTAAAGTGATGTCAAACAGAAGGAAGAAAACTAGATATTCATAAAAATTAATGGCAGAAGATCTCAATTTAGCCGAATGGCTATTAAAAAAAATTAGACAAAGACAAGAAGATATACTTGAAACATTGGGTGCAGGTAATATAAAATCCGTTGAAGATTACAGATTTCACATTGGTGAGTTAACAGCACTTCGCACCATGGAATCTGAAATAAGAGAAGTGCTGCAAGAAGAGGATTAACGATGACCGAACTAGCAGTTCCTAACCACATCGCAGAAGAAAGAAAAAAGGAAAGAGAAGAAGCAGCAAGATCAGATGTAGATAAAGCTTATGTCAAAACTGAAGACAGAGTTTTAGATCCTACATTGCTAGATAAATCATTACTTGAAAGAATGCCTAATCCCACTGGCTGGCGTATATTGGTTTTACCTTACAAAGGTAAAGGCGTAACCGAAGGTGGCATACACTTAACCACATCTACTTTAGATCGAGAATCTTTAGCTACAGTAGTTGCCTATGTTTTAAAAGTAGGTCCTACTGCATATAAAGAAGACGATAAATTTGAAGGCGAGGCTTGGTGTAAAGAAAAAGATTGGGTATTGATTGGCAGATATGCGGGAGCTCGCTTTCGTTTAGAAGACAATCACGAAGTAAGAATTATTAATGATGACGAGGTAATCGGTACCATTAATGATCCCGATGATATTAAAACTTTATAGGTGATTTATGGCTGAACAAGAATATGCTTTACCAGATATTTCAGAAGAGCAAGTAGAGAAAGCTGCTTTACCAGTTGGTAAAAGAGCTGATCAAGAAGCTTCTGATGAAACTAAGTTCATTGATCTTGAAGAAAACAAAGATGAACTTAAATCTATTGAAGAAGACACTATTCAAGAAAACTTTGAAACCAGTGACAAGGTAGTAGAAGAAAACAAAGACAAAGGCGAAGTTGAAAAGAAAGCTGCTTATGCACAAAACAGAATTAACAAAGCTGTTGCTCAAGCAAAAGATTTTCAAAGACGCGAACTTATGGCTGTGCAATATGCTAAACAGCTAGAAGAAGAAAACAATAAATTAAAAGCGACCAAACAATCTTTTGAAAAGACTATGTTTGATAGTCGTAAAAACGAAACAGATGCTGCTATTGATTTAGCTAAACAAGCTCATAAACAAGCTGTTGAAGCGAATGATGCTGAATCAATCGCTAGAGCTACTGAAGCTTTAAGTACTGCAATCGCTGAAAAAAAATATATTGAAGCGTCTGAGCAAAGAAGCCAGTTTGAAGCAGAATATGATCAAACTGTAAATCAAGAAACTCAAAGCCCACTTCCAGAACCACAACAGGTTCAAGAATATGCAGAGCCTTCTCCGAAGGCACAGTCATGGGCAAATAAAAACTCTTGGTTCGGTCAAGACCGAGTAGCCACTACTGTGGCTCTTACTATTCATGAGCAATTAGCTAATGAAGGTTTTGATTTAAACTCAGATGAGTATTACAATGAATTAGATAACAGACTTAGGTCGGAAATACCTAATAAGTTTGATAACAACGTGGAAGCTACAAAACCCGTCCAAACCGTTGCTTCACCATCACGCACTACATCGACTGGACGCAAACCAAGTAATCGAGTGGAGCTTTCTCCAAGCGAGCAAAGACTAGCGAAACGCTTAGGCGTTTCATTTAAAGATTACGCAATACAAAAAGCGAGGTTACAGAAATCGTGAATAAAGAAACTAAAACTGAAAAAAGGGCACCTAGAGCTGAAGAATCTAGGGAAACAAAAAAGGCTAAGACTCCTTGGAAGCCGCCTTCCATGTTAGAGGTTCCTAGTGATCCTCCAGCTGGTACGGTCTACCGATGGATAAGAGCCGAGACGTTAGGTCAAGAAGACCGAACTAATGTTTCCAAAAGATTCCGAGAGGGCTGGGAGCCAGTGAAACCAGAAGAAGTTCCTGGTTACGATTATCCAACCGTCGATGATGGTCGTCACGCGGGCGTCATTGGAGTGGGTGGTTTGATACTCTGCAAAATAGACAAAGAAATTGTCGAACAAAGATCTGAGTATTTTAGTCAAGCCACACAAAATCAAATGACGGCAGTGGACAATGACCTTATGCGTGAAGAAAACCCTGCAATGCCTATCTCTAGGGAAAGGAAAAGCAAGGTTACATTTGGTGGAGGGGGTAAATAACTTCCTCTGATTTATTAATAGTTTGGAATTTAAAGTCGAAAAAACATGGCAAACGAAACTACTAAAATGGGATTAATCCCTGTTAGAAAAGTCGGTGGACAATCATGGACTGGCGGCCAACAAAAATACAGAATCGCGAGTGGCGCGACTACTGCTATTTTCCAAGGTGATTTGGTAACTCAACTTACTGCGGGAACTATTGGTAGGCATGCTGCCTCTGGTACTGTACCAATTGTTGGAGTCTTCAATGGCTGTTCATACACTGACCCTACTAGTGGTGAAACAGTATTTAGTAACAGTTACCCCGGCAGCATTGCTGCTAGTGATATTGTTGCTAATGTTATCGATGACCCAATGGTTCAATTTTCTATTCAATCAGACGAGGCTTTCCCCGTAACTGATTTGTTTGGTAACTTTGATATCGTTGATTCATCTCCTGTCGGCGACACAAAAACTGGAACTTCTAATATGCAATTAGATACTTCAACTGGTGCTACTACAGCAACTTTACCTTTGAAGGCTATTGACATTTCACAAGATCCAGAAAATTCCGACGTAGCTAGCGCAGGCACAAACGTAGTAGTGGTTATTCAAAACCACATTATGGGTGCTAAAAGCGCTGGATTAGCGTAGAGGTTTAATAATGGCAATTTCTAGAGCACAATTAGCGAAAGAATTAGAACCAGGATTAAACGCCCTTTTCGGTTTAGAGTACAACAGGTACGAAAACGAGCACGCTGAAATCTTTGATACTGAATCTTCTGACAGAGCGTTTGAAGAAGAAGTATTACTAGTAGGTTTCGGAAATGCTCCAACTAAAGCTGAAGGGCAAGGCGTAAATTTTGATACAGCAATGGAGTCATACACTGCTCGATACTCTCACGAAACAATTGCATTAGCATTTGCTTTGACTGAAGAAGCTATCGAAGATAATTTGTATGACAAACTTGGCGCGAGATATACTAAAGCATTAGCTAGAAGTATGGCTCACACTAAGCAAGTTAAAGCTGCTTCTGTATTAAACAACGCTTTTAACTCAAGCTTTACTGGTGGTGATGGGAAGGAGCTTTGTGCTACTGATCACCCATTAGCAAGCGGCGGAACTTTTGCAAACGAACCTAGCACTGATGCTGATTTGAACGAAACTTCATTAGAAGCGGCGTTGATCGATATTGCTAACTTTAAAGATGACCGAGACATGATCTTGGCTCTTCAAGGTATGAAATTAATCGTTCCTACAAATCTACAGTTCGTTGCTGATAGACTGTTACAAACACCTGGTAGAGTAAGTACTGCTGATAACGATATTAATGCTATTAGAAACATGGGAATGTTACCTGATGGCTATGTTGTAAATCACTTCTTGACAGATACAGATGCGTTCTTCCTCAAAACTGATTGCCCAGATGGGTTTAAACATTTTGAAAGAACTCCTTTGTCAACTGCAATGGAAGGTGATTTTGATACTGGTAATATGCGTTTCAAGGCTAGAGAAAGATATTCATTTGGTTTCTCTAACCCAAGAGCAGTTTACGGATCTAAAGGAGCTTAATCTTAGTACTGATTTATAAGAAGTAAATCCCACTTTTTAACTCAAGGGATAAAAGAAAGGCATCGACGGATGCCTTTTTTTTTGAGAGAAAAATTGCTATCCTATGACAACTAGGATTAATTTTCCGTTACTGACTGACCTAGCAGACTCGCCAAGACAGTAACACTACGGAGGTAAAAAATGGCAAACACAACTTTTAACGGTCCAGTTAGATCTGAGAATGGTTTTAAAACTATTATTAAAGATGGCACAACTGGTGGATTAACTAATGAAATGACCCTTTCAACTTACAGCACTTCTATTACTATTGCTGCTTCTGGAACTGACCACAAAGAAAGTTCTATTGGAATACCATCAAACTTTATTCCAATGGGTGTAGCAATTACTGTAACTAGTGCCGCTGCTAACAACGTAAACTTAGTAGATATTGGTACTGATGCAGATACTGATGGTTTTGTAGATGGTATCTCCATAGCTATTAACGCAACTGGTTTCAAAGGATTCTTCCCTTGCAACGGAGTTTTAGGTATGTCTGGTGGTACTACAACTGCAGCTACTGAAACAGCTGATGAAGTAGAAGTAGTTATTTCTGGAACAGCAGGTGCTGGTGGAGTAATCGCATTAAAATTCTTTGGAATCGCGTCTGACTCACCAACTGCATAATAGGAGCTAACTATGGCAACTTCTGATGTTATAACAGCTTCTGTAACTTCAACTGGCGACATGACCACTAATCGTTCAAGACTTCGCGGTTTTGTAGTTTCAGGTGGATCTTCAGATGGCACAGTTACTTTTAAAAATACTAGTTCAGGGGCAACACTATTGGTGTTGCCTGTAAATGCTGATACTACAGAAACACTAAATATTCCAGATAATGGTGTATTGTTTTCTAGTGGCATACATGCAACTTTATCTAACATAGATAGAGTAACTATATTCTTTACAGGTTAATAAGGAGCATTAAATGGTTTATAAAAAAACTAAAGGCTATGGCAAAGGTGGCATGGCTAAAAAAACTAAAGGCTATCGTAGCGGCGGTATGATGAAAAAGACCAAAGGCTACAGAGCTGGTGGTAAAGCAACTAAAGGTTACAGTAGAGGCGGCGCTGCTAAAAAATAAATAAAAAGAAGATTGAGGTATAAATGCCATATTTGATGAGCAATGTCCCATACTTTAAATGTTGGGTTAGAAGAGAGTTCACATGTAATCATTTACGCTATCATGGAGAGTATTTACATGCGCTAGCAATAGCTGTAAATACAATCCCTGATAGATCGTTAAGCTTTCAAGTTGTCTTTACCGGGTGCGAGATAGATGACGAGGATTGGAAAGAAGGTAATATTCATGGTGGTGCTATGTGGGCAAGAATGCCTATTCAAGCATTAGTCGCTGATATACCTTTAGATGAATGGCCAGAACCTATGGAAGATCATTTGTGTCAACCATGGGATTGTGAGTCTAGACATCATTCAATCATAGCTATGGATAGAGTAAGTTCTTCGCCGTGGATGTGTAAGATCGATAATAAATTTTATCAAGGTAAATATTTATTCACTGTAGATTATACAGACCATGAGATAGCAGATGATCCTGCTCAACATAAGCAATCACATGTGATATATTTAACAGACGCTGGAAAGTGGACTGGTAATATAGTTGCGCTTCCTAACAATAGAGTTAGAGCAACTAGCCCAGCTTTGTGGAGAACTGGCGAAGGAGCACCTGATTTTACTCCTTCACAGCATCTACATTCTGCTGAAGGTCATGAAAGTTATTTAGATCCTAGGATAACTTTTAATAATTTATATAGTGATGAGGATTAAACATGGCAACATCAAACAGTACAGACTTTGAACCAAATGTCGCAGAGTTTATTGAAGAAGCTTATGAAAGATGTGGGTTAGAGTTAAGAACTGGATATGATTTAAAATCAGCAAGAAGATCTATTAATCTTATGTTAGCTGAGTGGGCCAACAGAGGATTGAATCAATGGACAATATCTGAGGCTACACAAACAGTTACTGAAGGAACTAGAGAATATACTTTAGATTCTAATGTCATAGATATTTTAGATGTGGTGTTAAGAAGAACTGAAGGTTCAACTACTACTGATACACAAATGTCTAGAGTAAGTAGAAGTGAATACATAAACATTCCAACCAAAGGAACCAAAGCTAGACCTAATCAATATTTTTTAGATAAACAAAACACGCCAGTTTTAAAAATATGGCCAGCCCCGGAAAACTCTACAGACATTTTAGTATTTAATAAAATGGTAAGAATGGATGATGCTGATAAAGCAACCAATACTGTAGATTTACCATTTAGATTTTATCCTTGTTTTGTTGCTGGCTTGGCGTATTACTTATCTATGAAAAGAAATCCACAATTAACAGAACAATTAAAAATAATATACGAAGAAGAATTTAGAAGAGCTGCTGATGAAGATGGAGATCGAGCTTCTTTTAGAATCAATCCTTCACAAAGTTAGTAATGGCTTACGCAAAAGGCAAACAAGCATACGGAATATGCGACATATCTGGGTTTAGATATAAGCTAAAAGATATGAAAAGAACTTGGGACGGTTTGTTAGTAGGTCCTGATCAATGGGATGCAAAACACCCACAATTAGAACCAAGAACTCATGCAGCTGACCCAGAAGCTTTATTCAATCCTAGACCAGATAAAGCAGAAGATGGTGGCACTGGTTTTGTTGTTGTGACTTCGCCAAGCATAACAAAAAACTTTTCTATGTTGTCTAGTACTATTCCTAGCAAATTTGAATTAGCTAAATTATCTGGCAACCTAGGGGATATTAGTGTCCTTGAAAATAGTAGGCCGCCAATATCTGTAGACTTGTCTGGAGTATCTGCAACTAGTTCTTTAGGAACAACAACCGTTACGGGTAACATAAGCACAACTGTTGACGTAACTAGTTCACAATTACTTGGATTAACTGGATCAATAACTGTTACTTCAAACTTTACAGAATACGAAGTTAGGGTAGCTTCTTTTGGAGGCGGTAATAGATACTTTATAGATAGTGTTGTCTATCCTACATTAAATTTATCTGAGGGCAGTACTTATAGATTTGATCAATCTGATTCATCTAATTCTGGGCACCCATTAAGATTTTCTACTACTGCCAATGGTACACATGGCGGAGGCACAGAATATACAACAGGAGTTACCACTAACGGAACACCTGGAAGTTCGGGTGCTTATACACAAATAACTGTAGCAGTAGGAGCTCCAACACTTTATTATTACTGTACTAATCATTCTGGCATGGGAGGTCAAGCAAACACTCCTTAGTTTGATATAATTTAATTATGACTTATACACAGCTACAAGATTTAATTAAAAACTTTTGTGATAGCACAGAAACTACTTTTGTTAATACTATTGCAGACTTTATTAAAAATTCAGAAGAAAGAATATTTCAACTAGTAGAATTTGATTTTTTTAGAAAGAATGTAACTGGAGTATTTACTGCTGGAAATAGATTTTTAACAACACCTTCAGATTATATAGCCAGTTTTTCTCTAGCAGTATTGGATTCTGGCGGGGATTATCATTACCTTTTAAAAAAACATCCTACATTTATGCAAGAATATTCAGAAGATCCAGCTGATACTAACTTGAGAGGATTGCCTTTGTACTACGCTGATTTTGATAAAGAACTTTCTACAGCATCTAACAATGGATCTACCATAACAGTAAGTCCAGCACCAGATGCAAACTACAATGCAGAACTTCATTATCTTTACAAACCAGCTTCTTTAACTTCTGGTTCTGGTAGCGGTACTACTTGGCTATCAACAAATGCAAGAAGCGCTTTGCTATACGGTTCTTTAGTTGAGGCTTATACTTTTTTAAAAGGAGAACCAGACATATTAGCTCAATACGAAAAAAGATTTATGGAAGAAATAGCAAGACTTAAAAATAGAGCAGAGGGCAGAAGTAGAAGAGATGAATATAGGGCTGACGCACTAAGAACAAATGTAACTTAAAGAGAAAAAAATGGAGAAGATTCAAGAACTTCAAGGTAAAAAAATAGCTTTAGTTGGCTTAGGTAAAAGTTGGTTTGACTTTGCATTAGCTAGATCTAACGGTGAGCAGTTTGATGAAATATGGGTAATCAATGCTGTAGCCAATGTAATTAAACACGATAGAGTTTTTATGATGGACCCAGCTTCTAGGTTTTTAGATAGCGATGATGCTGGGTTACAAACCAACGGCATGAAAGAAGTTTTGTTAAGTCATCAAGGCCCTATCTACACATGTGAATTAGATGATCGTTGCCCAGGATTAGTTGAATACCCAATCGAAAAAATAGTGGCAGAAAATAATTCTTTTTATTTAAACAACACAGTTGCCTATGCAATAGCTTTTGCTTATTGGCACAGAGTTGGTTCTTTGCATTTATTTGGTATAGATTTTGGTTACAAAGGTAATTTATATTTTGCCGAAGCTGGTCGAGCTTGTTGTGAATATTGGTTAACTAATTGTATGAATGTTGGTATAGAAGTAGGAGTAGCGGCCTCTAGTTATTTACTAGATACAGCAGTAGAGCCAGAAGAAAAACTTTATGGCTATCATAGACTGGAAGATCCTTTAATAGTTGATTATGATTCTGAAAAACAACAATTAAAAGTAAGAAAAAAAAGTGCTAGAAAAGAAAAACAATACACGCCTCAGCCAACCTTTGTTGGTAGAGAAGATGATAAAGCAGAGATACAATTAAAAGAAATCATAGAAGAAAGTCACAACGAACCAAAAAAATGGTAATGAAAATAACTCCAGACGGAATGCCTCAGTTAGGCGTAGTAGAAACAAAGACATCAAATTTTGGTGGGCATCCTCCAGAATTTTGGGCAGAAAGATTAACTGAAAAAATAGTTGGTTACTCTGAAGATAACGAACCGCATGTTACAGAACAAGCAAAAGCTTATAGAGAACAAATAAAACAAGTTTGTTTAATTTATATAGAAAATGCTATAAAATCTTACAAAGCTACCTTGATTCAAGAATTGAGTAAAGGTGGTGAAGAAGAACTAGCTAAAATTGTTTTAAAACTTTAGCTATTTTATGAGGAAAAAAACATGGCAATAACTTCAACTTTAACTACTAGTTTTAAAAAAGAACTATTAACTGGTGTTCACAATTTTACTAACAGTTCTGGTGATACTTTTAAACTAGCTTTATATACAAGCTCTGCTACTTTAGGCGCAACTACAACTGCATTTTCAACTTCACAAGAAGCCAGTGGTACTAACTATACTTCTGGAGGAGCCAACCTAACAAATGTAACTCCGACTAACGACGGAACTACAGCGATAACTGATTTTGCTGATCTTACTTTTAGTACGGCTACTGTTACTGCTAGAGGTTGCATGATCTATAACAGTTCTGATTCTAATAAGTCAGTGGCTACTATAGATTTTGGTGGAGATAAAACTTCTACTGCTGGAGATTTCACAATAGTTTTCCCAGCGGCAGCAGCTAGTACGGCTATTATAAGAATAGCTTAGGAGGAGAGCATGGCTCTTGTCCTAAACGATAGGGTAAAAGAAACTACCACTTCTACTGGCACAGGCACCATAAATTTAGCAGGTGCTGAAACTGGTTTTGAAACTTTTGTAGCAGGTATTGGAAATTCTAATACTTGTTATTACACAATATCTCATCAATCGGCAAATGAATTTGAAGTCGGTTTAGGGACAATTACTGACGCTACTCCCGATACATTAGCAAGAACTACAGTTATTAGTAGTTCTAATTCTGACTCTGCTGTAGATTTTTCCGCAGGAACTAAAGATGTATTTTGTACATTACCTGCAAGTAAAGCTGTATTTGAGGATGCTTCTAATAATGTAGCGATTCCTTCTGGAGGGGTATCTGTTGGTGGTTCAAGCTTAGACCCATTATCTTTAACTTTTACAGGAACAGGTTTAGCTTTAAATGAAGATAGTGGTACTGCATTTTTTCAAATAGATAGTGGTAATGGTTCAAGAATAGACTTTGGAGTAGGTGGAACTAGAAATTTCCTTATTTATAGTGATGCTAGTAATTATGCAGAATTTAAAAGAACAACTAACCACCCAATCCTTTTCGGCACAAATAATGCTGAAAGGATGAGAATTTTAGGCGGAGGAGGATTACAACTTGCTGCAGGTAATAATATATCAAACGCTTCAGGAGATTTAACTTTAGATGTTGCAGGAGATATTATTCTTGATGCAGATGGAGAAAATATAATCTTCAAAGATGGGGGTACTGAAAGAGGTCAAATAGATTTAGGCTCAGCAAACTTTACACTTCGTGCTTCTACATCAGACAAAGACATGATATTTAGAGTCAATGATGGTGGCTCTGAAATAGTAGCATTGACTATAGATGCGTCAGAGGCAGGAGCTGCAACTTTTAATAATAACGTCACAGCTTTCTCAGATGAAAGACTTAAAGATAATATTGAAACACTTGAAGATGGTTTAGATAAAGTAGAACAACTTAGAGGTGTCACTTACACCAGAGACGAAAAAGAAAACATAGGTGTTATAGCTCAAGAAGTAGAAAAGATATTACCAGAAATAGTATTAACAGCAGATGACGAAATGGGTACTAAGTCCGTAGATTACAGCAGATTAACAGCAGTATTGATTGAAGCTGTAAAAGATTTATCAGCTAGAGTAAAAGAACTAGAGGATAAATAATGGCAATACCTGCAAGTGGTTCAGTGTCATTAAGTACAATACAAAGCGAATGGGGCGGTGGTAATCCTATTAGCATGAGTGAATACTATTCAGGAAGTTTGGCTAGTAATAGCTTAGTTTCTAGTACATCACCCACTGTAGCTACCTCAACTGGAAGTCAGTATTTTCCAGCAACACCAGGAAGCAAAGGTGTTCCAGGAACTGCTGCATATACCTCATACTATAGGCAGTACGGTTTTAAAAATAGCAATGTAACTACCATACCCTTAGGTGGTTTTGGCTCTGCTTCTGCAACGACTACTAAAGTAACTGGTATAGATCAAGTAGGAGAGGCAGGACAAATACCTTCTTCGGGAGCTATACAATTTAATCATTTTAGAGGAACAACTGGCTCTGGCACATCAACCAATCTGGTGATGTATGGATTTGTTTTATATCATGCTACTTCAACTCTTTCAGGAGGAAGTGCTTCGAGCGGTTTTGGAAATTATTCTCCATATCTTTGGGTATCAGGTCATCATGGAACTACTGGTACTTTAGGAAATAACTGGTCTAATGTGCCTTTTCGTTATTTTGATACACCTGCTAAAAACGGAGCACCTGCAACAAGGTGGTATGGTTCAGATACTCATGTAAACAACAGTATTAATGTAGCAAAACAATACTGTTTTCATTATACCTATCCAAGTATAGGAGCTGTTACAGCATATAGTTATACAACTAATCAAAGCACAATGTTGACTATGTCGGGAACTTGGACTATTACGGTGCAATTCTAATGGTAAAAAAAGCAGAAGATATTATTTATTACGAAGAAACTGCGGGGGATGGTAATACATCGTATCGTTTCGATTATAGAGGTATTGCTATTCGTAAGCCAAAATCTATGTTCGATGGACAGACAGACTTACAAATTAAACAAGAATTTTTTAGACACATAAAACAAGAAAATATATATGATATATTTAGTGTTGACACTAACGCTAAAAAAGTTACAACGGAGGAGATCTAATGACTGTAAGATTTGATTTTAATTGGATAGAAGAAACCCATAAAATTATTGATGATGAGTTTCAAGTCACTGTTACTGTAGGAAACAAAGGAGATATACAAAGTCGAGATACTTTTGAAGAAGGATTGCTTTACTTTAGTGAGACTACTGCTGAAATAAAAGAACACATTCTTGACGAAGAAAGCTCTCATATTGTATATCGACCAAACCATTTTATTCTTATACAAGGCAAAATCCAATCATGCCAAAGATGGTCGGAAGAGGATGGTATAGAAGCAAAGGACATTGAAAGACTCAAAGAAATTACTAAAAATGATAAAATTAAAAAAGGAGAATACACAGAAAGCACAACTGAAGATGCCATAACTAATAGAGAGTTTTTAACTAGCTATAAATTTGGAGCAGACTTTGATGAAGCATATCCTCGATCAGCCATGTGGCACTTAAACGGAAGATTTGCCAGTCAGACAGCCATGGAAGATGATACGAGGTTTCTTTGTTTTATGACTGAAAAGCCGGGATATAATTTAAAGCTTTTAGACATAGAGCCCGGTAAAACAAAAACTCTTTTGAAAGAAAATAATATTAATCATGTGTTTTTTTCTCAAGCTTGTTCTTTAAATCAACAATCTAATTACGTAGATCAATATGATGTAAAAAAATTAACAAGCCCATCAATTGACATAACAAACGAATCTTCGGAAGTAGCCAGAATAGTTTCTATCACAAAGTAAAATGTTTAATTTATTTACTTTTTTAAAATTGTCTAAATCAATTTTATTAAAAGATTCTTACGAACAAAGAGAATCACATCCAGAGGCCAGAGCAAGACTTTCAGAACTACAAGCTATGTATGCACAGCTGATGTTTATTACTAGAAAAAAAATGCGCAAAAACTTTACAAGCTCTCCTACAAGAATAAATATTGCTTTAGGATTAGATTGGAATGATCCTAAGTATTGTAAAAAAAATATAATACCTAAAATATCTAGTATGAAATATTTAAGAAGTTTACCTCCTAATACTGCGGGTGGACATCTTGCTAAATTTTTTAACAAGTGGACCTTTAATGATCTTTATAAAAATAGATTTGAAAAAGAAACTGCGGAAGCTGATATGCTTTCTGACGATAGAATAAATACTTTAAGAAATAATGTTGGCAGACACATGATGCTAACGCACGATTTACACCACATATTATTTAAATATGATACTTCACCTTTCGGCGAAGCTTTAATACAAGGCACTACTTGGAAACAAGTAGACAATATAGGGATGTGGTATGTAGGTTTTTTAGTTACTTGCAGAATTGCTTGGCGATCAAAGTCATTCAAACCTTTTTTAATATATAGAGAAGCCTGTAAGATAGCTGAAAAAGTAAACAAACATAATCTAATAGAACACTCTTTGCTATACTTTCTTGAAAAAGATGTAGACCAAATTAGAAAAGAATTTGGTTTTGAAGAACCTATTAGATATTTAAAATGGATTAAACAAAACGAGGAGTAATTATGGAAATAAAAGTTAGACTAATAACGCTTATAGGTGGTTTTTTATCAGGAGTCATCATTACTGCAACGGCAGGATTTATTTATTATGAGCTATTACCGTTTGCAATGCACCTTGGAGTTATATAAATGAAAATAAAGGAAAAATTATTTTACTTAATGCCTGTATTAAATACAGCTTTTACAGAAGGTAAATGGAATTTTCCTATAATTAAAAAAGTAAAAGAATTTTATCAAAAACACGGTTTATTATTAACTATTGGTTGGATAGTTTTTATTGTAGTAGGAACTAAGATTGTATTTATTAATGGAACAATTTTTCTTTTAAATACTTTTTTAGGAACAGACATTGCTTATGGCCCTGTCTATCAATTTTTATCTGGTAATTAAATGTTTGGAATAAGTGCATTTGCAGAATCACCTTTCGCTTCCCTAGCTGGAATCGGAGGTAATGTAAATGTATCTTTAATAGGACAGTCTGCGACTGGATCAGTAGGCACGACAACTTTTGTTTGTGTAGCTCACATAAATCCTACAGGCCAAGGAGCAACTTCTGCGGTGGGAGGAGTAGGCATTACTGCTGGCGGAGATATAGGTGTTACTGGTCTTGCCATAACATCTGGCTTAGGCAGTCCAGCACTTACTGCAAATGCCATAGTTAGTGATTATGGAAATAATCCTGATGAACCTTTATCAGCACTAACAGGTGCAATAAGTGGTGTAGGTGTAAATGCTCAAGCTGTAGCAACTTTACCTAGTTTAAGCACAAGTGTTGGTTCGGTAGGAGTAACCGTAACCGGGGTAGCAAATGTTACACCAGCTGGGCAATTAGGTACTTCTACTTTAGGAACGATTACACAAAGATCAAGTAATACTATTGTTTTGTCAGGATTTGGGTCAACTAGTGGTTTGGGAACCATAACATCAATAGCTAAAGCAAATGTAACTATTGTTGGATTTGAAATAACAAGTGGATTATCCACAGTATTAGTTTGGTCTATGTTGGATGATTCTCAATCATCAAACTTTAGTGAAATAACAGAATCACAAACATCAAGTTTTAGTGAAATAACAGATACTCAAGATCCTAACTGGGAAGATGTGGCTTAATGTTAATAATTTAATTATAATTTAACGAGGTAAAAACATGGCAAGTACGTTTGATAATAATCTCAGACTTAGAGAAATGGGAACTGGTGATGAATCAGGTACTTGGGGTACTCGTACTAATGAAAATCTTGAACTGATTGGAGAGGCTTTCGGTTATGGCACTGAAGCAGTTAGTGGTACAACGCACACAACAACAATAGCTAATGGATCTACTGACCCTGGTAGAGCAATGTATCTTAAATACACTGGCGCTTTAGGCGCAAATTGCACGATAACTTTAGCGCCTAACACGATTTCAAAATTATGGTTTATTGAAAATGCAACTACTGATTCAGGTAGTTCAGGACCATACAGCATTATTATATCTCAAGGATCTGGTGCAAATATCACTATACCAAATGGTAAAACTAAATTAGTTTATACAGATGGAGTTGGGTCTGGAGCTGCTGTAGTTGACGGTTTTGATAAAATAGATATAGGTGCTAATGCAACAAGAAACGGTGGCAGTTTTAGTGATGTTACTGCAACTTCAACAACAACTTTTACCAATAAAACTTTTGATGCAGACGCAACAGGTAATAGTTTAACTAATGTAGAAGATGCCAATATTAAATCAGGTGCTGCAATAGATGCTACTAAAATAGCTGATGGCTCAGTAACAAGTACAGAGTTTCAATATATCAATACACTTTCATCTAACGCACAAACCCAAATAAGTGCAAAATTAAATTCAGCTTTACCTAATGATGCTTGGATTAGTTCCGCTGATGGCAGGAATAGACTTTATTTTACTTCAAACGCTAATACTGTAATGAAGTTTGATACTCAATGGCGAGTTGATAATAATTCTGGCTCTACTATGTTGAGTTGTGATACTAGCGGTAATTTTACAGCTACGGGTAACGTAGGTGCATATTCTGATATGGCGCTGAAAGAAGACATTTACCAAATAGAAAACGCTTTAGAAAAAGTAAATCAATTAAGAGGCGTTCACTTTACTCGTAAATCAAACAGCTCAAAAGAAATAGGAGTAGTAGCTAACGAAGTAGAGAAAGTGGTGCCAGAGCTAGTAGATGAACATGAAGACAAAGAGTTAGGCACAGTAAAAACTATGAAATACGCTAATACAGTAGGACTACTTATAGAAGCAGTTAAAGATTTAAGTAAACAAGTAGAAGAACTGAAAAATGACTCTAGCAACTAGCGGTAACTTAACTTTAAATCAAATACACATAGAAGCTGGAGGCTCCTCTGGTTCAGCATGCACAATAAACGATACTGATATTAGAGGCCTACAAGCAGGTGCTGGACAAACTATAAATTCTAGTTCAGGCACTGCTATTGAAATAGGAGATTTTTATGGGGCTACTAATGATCCAAGAACTAGTTTAACAGGCTCTCCAAGTTTAACTGGTACTCTAACAGTCGCAGAGAAATATTCTGTAATTTATATTGTTAACAGTCAATATACCACTAGACATAACGGTTATGTAAATTCAAATATAAATTTAGGAACAGATAGTGTAGGAAATAATGTTCAACCTATGGGTGCTTGGCTAAATAACTCTACTTGGATGGGAGCAACTGTAGCAGGATTTTATTCTAGCTATTCAAGTGCTGCATTTTTTGGCGGTGTTCCCACTGCCGTAACCTATACTTTTGCTTTAGATAATGCAGTTTATAATTCTGGTTGGACTTCTATTTCTCTATATCATCCTTACAGTAATTATAGTAATCCTTATGTATTTACAAGAGCTTCTGCAAATTATTCTTATTATACAGGCAGGACTATTTGGACTTGGACTTTAAACACGTACACTCCTTACAATGCCTCAGCTGGTCCTGAAAATTTAATATTGGGTTCTCCTAGAGTTAACTCGTATCAAAGTACAGATTATCAAACATTAACAATTGCATGATATATTAAGGATATGGAAACTTTATTATGGATAATATTTGTATTAGTAGTTGGTAAAGCTTTATTAAAAGCTGTAGCTCCTTATGCAAATAAAACTTTAGACGATAAGTTAAAAGGGTATTGGGAAGATTTAAAAAGTTATTTTTAATTTAGATTGCAGTGGACGATCTAGTTAAAATAATTAACGAAGTAGGATTTCCAATAGCAGCAACTTTAGGTTTAGGATTTTTTCTTTGGAAACTTTTAAACAAAATCATTAATGGCATGGAACAAAAAATAGATGTAGTTGATGACAAGATAAATGAAAGCATGGCAGCTATGGAAAAAAGACTAGATTCTAAATTAGACTCGCAAACGGGTATATTAATTCAGCTAATAGACAGAGTTAGATCTGTAGATAATGAAATAATACGACAAGATGTTTTGTTAAAAACTTTGTTAAATGCGCCAGAGCTTATAGAGCCTGATAAATTATCTAAATCCGAAAGAGATGACAAACGTAAAGATTGATATAAAATGTAACGAAATATAAAAAAACATGGCAAGAACTACAGTAACAGAAATAGATAAAAGACTTAGCTCACATGAAGCAGCTTGTGAACAAAGATGGAGAGAAAATTACAGACGTTTAGATGCTATTGAACAAGGCATTACTTCAATAAACAAAAGTATAAGGAACAGTTTAATTTTTACCGTAACGGTATTTTTAAGTGTTACAGCTTACTTAGCGCAACAAACTCTTTTTTAACAAGGTAGGTATTTAGTATGCCTTACAATAAGATTTTATTTAAACCCGGAATAGATAAAGAAGGGACCAGTCTTACCGCAGAGAATGGTTGGTTCGATGGCAATCTAGTTAGGTTTAGAAAAGGACTTCCAGAAAAAATAGGAGGTTGGGCAAAAAATTCTAGTTCTACTTTATTAGGAACTCCTAGAGCCTTACACGATTGGATAAAATTAGATGGTACAGATCTTTTAGGCCTTGGTACTACTTTTAAATATTACATAAAAGAGGGATCTAATTTTAACGATATTACTCCTCTTAGGGAAACAACCTCTGCTGGCGATGCAACATTTGCTAAAGTTGGAAATAGCGACGCTACGATAACAGTTACTGAAAATGGACATGGAGCTTCAATTAATGATTTTGTAACCTTTAGTGGAGCTGCAAGTTTAGGGGGTAATATAACAGCAACTGTATTAAATCAAGAATATCAAATTGCTAGTATTGTTGATGGTAATAGTTATACCATTGAAGCAAAAGATACTAGCGGCAACTCTGTTTTAGCCAATTCTTCTGATAGCGGAAATGGTGGTGGTAGCACAGTAGCAGCTTATCAATTAAATGTTGGATTAGATTCTTTTGTAGCTTCTACTGGTTGGGGTGCTGGAACTTGGAGTTCTAGTGGTTGGGGTTCTTCTACTCCTTTAGCAGCCAACAATACATTAAGAATATGGACTCATGATAATTTTGGCGAAGACTTAATAATAAATCCTAGAGCAGGTTCTTTATTTAGATGGGACGCTACCAATGGATTAACAACTAGAGCAGTAGAATTACAAAATATATCTGGAGCTAATTTAGTTCCGACTCGTTGTTTGCAAGTACTAACTTCTGATATTGATAGGCATTTAATTGTTTTAGGTTCTGATACTTTAAATGCAAATGGTACCGCAAGAACTGGCGTAATAGATCCATTATTAATATCTTTTTCTGATCAAGAAAATTTATTGGAGTTTGAATCTAAAGCTACTAATACAGCTGGTTCAATAAGAATATCCTCTGGATCTTTAATAGTAGGGGCATTAAAAGCTAGGCAAGAAACTTTAATCTGGACTGATGTTTCAATGCACTCGCTACAATTTATTGGCGCTCCGTTTACTTTTGGAGTTAATTTAATTAGTGAGAGTGTTGGTTTGATTGGGCCAAAAGCAGCAATAAATGCAGACAACGGAGCTTATTGGATGGCAGCAGATGGATTTTATTTCTACAACGGTTCTGTTCAAAGATTGCCTTGTTCTGTTTTAAATCATGTTTATGATGATATGAACTTAAATGAAGTTTACAAAAACTTTGCTTTTACTAATAGAGAATTTAATGAAGTAGGCTGGTTTTATTGTTCTAGTTCATCTACTGAACCAGATAAATATGTAGTCTTTAATTACTTAGAACAGGTATGGAGCATAGGAGAATTAGCAAGATCCTCTTGGATTGATAGAGGTATATTTCAATACCCTATGGCAATTGGAAAAGATAGTAATTCTTTTTACTTATACGATCACGAAAATGGTAATGATGCTGATGGCTCGCCAATGGATAATGTTTTTATAGAGTCAGGAGATTTTGATTTAGAAGATGGCGATAAATTTATTTCAGTTAGAGAAATAATTCCAGATATAAGATTTACCGGGAGCAATGGTAACGCAGCATTAAATGTTGTTTTAAAAACCAGAGACTTCCCAAATGATACACCGACAACAAAAGTTACCTCATCAATCACTAACACAACAAAAAAAATAGATACTAGAGCAAGAGCTCGACAAGCGATTTATAGAATAGAGTCTGACGATGACAACGATGTGTCGGTAAGAAACGGTATGGAGTTTAGATTAGGAGCAACTAGATTTAATTTTAGAGAAGACGGAAGAAGATAATGGCCAAGATACTAGAAACTAGATTGCCTTTAGCTGGGTTAGAAATAACGCCAGAAGTATTTAATAGATTAGTCAGAATATTAGAAATAAATCTGCAAAAGGTAGACTTAAATGCTACGCCTATAACAAACGAACAAAGAAAATTAATAGATAATTTTAATCCAGGAGATTTAGTATTTAATACTGATACTAATCTTTTAGAATTTTTTGATGGTTCAGGTTTTAAAGATATTACAAGTACATCAAAAACTTCTTTACAAGCAAATGCTTCTTTAGGAGAAGTAACTGTTAATGAAGAAGGATCAATATCAATAAAGGTGAGTATATAAAATGAGTAAATGGGATAGCGATACTAAATTAAGTAAAAATTTTAAACTAAAAGAGTTTGAAAAAAGTTTTGTAGCAAAGAGAAAAAATATAGATAATTGTGTTCATGATGAAGAAACTTTTAAAAACCTTGAACGACTATGTAAAAACATCGTTCAACCAATTAGGAATCATTTCAAAATTCCTTTTAGCCCTAATAGTGCTTATCGCAGTATCACTCTTAACAGATACATTGGCTCTTCTGATACTAGTCAGCATGTATTAGGTCAGGCGGTAGATTTAGAAATACCTAGGGTAAACAATCAAGATCTTTTTGATTATGTAAAAAATCAATTAAATTTCGACCAAGTAATTTTAGAATACTATGATGGTGTAAATCCAAGCAGTGGCTGGGTCCATATATCTTATGTATCAGACAAAGATAATAGGAACAGAGCCATGACTTTCGATGGTAGCCATTATAGAATAGTAGAGGATTAAGTATTATGATTGAATCACTAGTAAAGCCAGTAAGCAATTTAATTGGTAAATTTGTTAAAGATAAAGATTTACAAGCTCAATTAGACCATGAGCTATCGACTTTATTTCATAAAGCTAATCTAGCTCAGATAGAAGTAAATAAGATAGAAGCTCAAGGTAAGCCCTTTCAAAGAAACTGGCGACCTTCTGTTGGCTGGATATGCAGCTTTGCATTAGGTTATCATTTTATACTATCTCCTATAATTGAGGTTATAATAAAAGTTTCTGGCTTACAAATAGATATGCCAGAGTTTGATTTTTCGCAGTTATCTGCGATTCTCATGGCACTCCTAGGAATGTCTGGGCTTAGGTCATACGATAAAATGAAAAAAACTGACACTAAAAAATGAAAAATATAAATAAAAATCAACAAGGTTTAAAATCATTAGCATCTGAAAGGCCAGATGTAGTTAGAAAAATGGGCTATGATCCAGAAAGTTTTTACGCTGGTGGTTTAGCTATGTTGGCAGATGGTGGAGGAGTTGATCTTGCTGGATTATCAGATCTTTTTGGAGGCATGGCTGACGAAGAAACTACAGCTTTCAATGCCGTCATGGGAGATGCTATACCTGCAGCTAAAGCAGGCGTAACAAGAGTTGGCGGTTCTATGGGTCCAGATGATGCTATTGAAGAATACAAAAAAAGACAAGCGATAGAAGAAATAGAAGACCAAAAAGAAGATGAAGAGATAGCTGAAATGTTTATGGGCGGCATCATGGATTATGCTAAAGACAGAGTCGGCGCAGTTAAAGAATATTTTTCTCCATCATCTTCAGGTGTAGAACTAACTGAAGGGGCAGAAAAAGGCATAGAAGAAATTGTAGAAGATGCTACAGGTAAAGATGTTGAAGATCTTACAGAAGAAGAAAAAACAGAAATATTAGCTAACCAAGATATAGACAAAAAAGAAAAAGCTGGAAAAGTAGCAGATGGTTTAGCTGCTATAGCAGAAGGTATGGGCGGCATGGGCGGAGGCCAAATGTCTGAAGGATTTGTAGGACAACCTATTGGAGCTAGCCAAGTTCCTTTTACAAGAGTCGGCATGGCTGAAGGCGGAATGGCTGAAGGCGGTATTAGAAACATGTATATGGGAGGAGAAGCTACATTTAGTTTTGCTCCATTAGCTAATGCATACAGTGGTGAGGCAGGAGGATTAGGTGGATTGCTAGAAGATATTACAAATCGTCAACAAAGTAGTACAGGTTTTAACAATCCTGTTTCTGCCAATATGAATATGTCTGGATCTCGAATGGGAGACGAACAAGCAGCAAGTCAAAGACAGATGTTATCTTTAATAGACGCATCTCCTTTATCAGCGGCCGACAAAGCTGTACAAAAACAATTAATAAATTTACAAATAGGACAGCAAACATTACCTTTGAGTCCTCAGTATGTAGCTTCTGATGCACCATACAAAGCGCTTTACAGACCATATTTTTCTGAAGTAACAAAGGCTTATAACGCTGCTAACCCTGGACCTTTTAGTGCTATGGCAGCCCCTCCTAAAGAAAGAGTAGATTTTAATTTAGGTATGCAACCAGATGGCAGAATGGCAGCGCCAAGAAAAGTTGCTGGCGTAGAATATGCAAACGATGGAATGTTAATTGAAGGCAAATTTTTTCCAGAAACAGATGAATTAGTATCTGGCCCTGGAGGAGAGCGTGAAGATAAAATTCCAGCAATGTTAAGCGATGGTGAATTTGTTGTTAATGCTAGAACTGTAAGAGGTTTAGGCATGCAAATGGGCGCAGACCCAATGGATTTAGAAGAACAAAAAGATATAGGCGCTATGGTGCTTGAATATTTACAAGATACTTTAGGACCTAATGGTGAAATGGCTGAGAAAATAGGCGAAGAGGGATTAGGCGCCTTAGTAAGAAGCATGGCATGAGTAAATTTACTTTAGATAAACTTTCTTTTAACGAACAAGATGGCAAAGATATAGCTGATTTTTTAGCTAGATATTTTCACGCCGAACATTCTTTAGATGGTGGCAAGTCTCCTAAAATACATTGGGGGAAAACATCTTGGCAGATAAACAATGTCTTATTAAAAGGCATTGTCTATGTGGTAAGAAAAAACGAAAACATCATTGGCACTTTAGGTTTAAAAGAATGCTCACACTGGTGGTCAGATGACGCTTTTATAGGTGATACTTGGTTCTTTGTTAGACCAGAATTTAGAAATGTTAAAGATGATGTAAAGCCTTCTAATATGTTATTGGAAGCTGGCATGAAATATGCTGAAGAACAAAATTTACCACTGATCATGGGCATATATAATGTCGGCAGTCTGGATAAAGCAGAAAAATTATTATTAAATAAAGGGTTTCACCAAATAGGTGGAACTTATTATAATGGCATAAATAGGTAATATTATGGGTTGTACTTGCGAACAAAAACAACAAGAAGGGCCACCAGCTAAAGCAGTTGAGTTGCCTACTACTGGTTATTCTTTTATATCTCCTTATATAGAGGATTATAGTAGAAGAATATTAGGATCTTATTTTGGAGAGCCTGGGCGATACGAAGGCTTAATATCTCAAGAAAGACCTATACCTATTGAAGGCACAGCGCAACTATCTGACTTAGAAAGACAAGCGGCGACTGGTGCTGGAGATCTAGAAAGATTTGCAGGCTATACCCCAGAAGGAATTAATTATTTAAGAGACGCTGGCGCTTTAGCGAGAGATCCTATGGCAGCAGCTCAAGCTAGATTTAATCCTTATGAAGATGCGGTAGTACAACAATCAATAGATGATATTACTAAAGCTTATCAACAAAAAGATATTGGTATTAGAGATGATGCTTACAGAGCCGGGGCTTATGGCGGTTCTAGAGGAAGACTAGCACAAGCAGAAAATCAAACTGCTTTAGGTAGAGGTTTGCTAGACGCTGTTAGCGGTATTAGAAGACAAGGATTTCAAGATGCTCAAGCTCAAGTTGGTCAAAATATAGGTCAACTATCTAATATTGGTAGTGGCATATCTAATCTCGCTGGTGCTGGACAACAACAAGCGATCGGCAGAATAGGTGCAATGGCTACTCAAGGTGCTGCTGGAAGAGGAATAGAACAAGCAGACATGAGTAGAAGGTTTAGAGCGGCTGATAAACTAGCTGATGAACCATTCAACAGACTACAAAGAGGTCAGCAACTACTAGCTGGAATGCCTGCTGGAGGTGTTTCTGGGGGCACAGGAGCTCAAATATATCAACCACAAGTATTTACTCAACCTTCCCCGTTATCTCAAGCAGCTGGATTAGCTTCTGCTGCTGCTGGTGCAGCAGCCATGAGTGATGTTGAGCTAAAAGAAAACATTAGAAGAGTAGGAGATTATGACAACAACATTGGCTGGTACGAATGGGATTGGAATAATAAAGCTAAAGAAATAGGAATTGAAGCAGAACCTACTGCTGGATTTTTGGCTCAAGAAGTTCTTGAAGTAGAACCAGAGGCAGTAACTGTTAAAAATGGTTACTACGCAGTTGATTACGCGAGGTTAATGAAGTGAGCGAAGGTTTAAGAGAACTTTTAGCGGCACATCTTCTAAAAGATAATGACGATACAAAGACTAATCTTAGAGATATTACAGATATATTTCTTGACCCAGAAGATCCAATCGATCAAGCAGCAACGGCAATGGCCATAACTGGAGCTGGTGTGGTTCCTGCTGCTGGAATTAAAACATTAAACACTGGAAGAAAAGCATACAATTTTTTAAAAAACATGACTATGCCAATCAAAGCTAGTAAGAAACCAAACGAAGATGTACTGAGAAAAGGTGGTAATGCTATCAAAGGAGGTATTCTTGGAGAATCAGCAGTAGATGGAGCAAATTTAGTAATAGAAGGAGTTGAAGGAATGGCCAAAGGTGGCTTGGCTGATTTGCCAGTGCAACAATTAAATTTTGGAGGAATAGCTCTTTTAAAAGCGCTTACCCAAGGCGCTAAAAATATATTTAAAGGTAAAAGCGCAGTTAAAAACCCTAAAACAGATGCTCCATCTTTTGCAACTGATAAGTTTGGCGCGTTTATGCCTGGGTATGTAAAAGGAACATACAAAACTGTAAAAGATTTAGTAGGCCCGCTACCATCTGGACTTACTAGGACTGCCGTTGGTGTAGGTATTCCAGCTTATGCAGCTTCTGCTCTTTATGATTATTTTACTGATGATGACGAAGTTAAAGTTGATTTACAAACTGCTTTAAATGATTCTGCAGCAGCCGAACCAGAGCCAGAAACATTCATAGAAAAACTACAGGCTATGGACCCAGCTTTAGCTAGAGCTTTGATTGCGGGTGGTGCAAAAATGTTACAACCAACCGAAGGGCCAGTAAGAAGTTTCTTAGGGCTTGGCGAATTTGGCGAAGGATTTTCAGAATCTTTGGCTAAATCTGACGCAGCTAAAAGTGACACTACTCAACTTTATGAAGCTTATGTTAGAAAAGCAGAACAAGAAGGTAAAGAAGTATTAGGTCCATTAGAATTTGCTTCTGCAATTGACTTAGGAAGAGATGAAAGAACAGCAATTAAATCTGAACTATTAGATATCTTGAAGAAAAGATATAAAGATGACGATCTTTCGTTGTCAGATGTAAAAATTATTACAGGTAAAGATTCTGAAGATAACGAGATAATTGAAACAGCAGATGCTTTATTAGCTAAAGCAAGTCAAGCAGATTTAATATCTGTAAGAAATGCAATATTAAATCAAGCTGCTCCTTAATCAAAAGAGGTATGAATGCCTATTGTAAATGTAGACGGAAAAAATGTTTTTATTGAAGAAGGCACACCTAATCCAGAGGCAGCAGCTAGGAGAAAATTAAAAAAATTAGCTGGCGGAGAAAGTTTTTTAGGAGATATTGGTAGAGGCATAGGAGCTGGTTTAGTTGGCATACCTCAAGGGATAACTACTTTAGGCTCAACTATAGTTGATGGTATCTTTGATACTAATCTAACTAGAAAACTCAATAACTACTTTGAAAAATTTAAACCAGAAACAAATAGCACAGCTGGGCATGTTGCTCAGTACATGGTGCAGTTTGGACTACCTGGTTTAGGAGTAGCTAGCGCTGTATCTAAAGCTGGCAAAAGCGCAGCAATGTTAAGAAGCGAACAAATGTTAGCTGCTGGCGCAGTAGATGCGGCAGTGGCAACTGATGATGTAGAAACTTTATCTGATTTAATTTTTGACGATGTTAGTGACGAAGAAAGATTGTCTGCAATAGAAGGTTCGGAAGCAGCAGCAAGTAGATTGTTAGATAGAGCGGCAGTGTTTGGCGAAACAGCAGCACTTGTTGGCGGATTACCAATAGCATTGAAAGGATTAGCTAAGACTGGTAGAGCAACGGCAGAAGTTGCTGGGATGGCAGCATCTCCTTTAACTAAGGCAGTTGCTTCTAGTCCAACAACTACCGCTATTGTTAATAGACTTCTTCCTTCTACCGCTGAAAACTATGTACCTATACAAGAAGCTGTAGATGGCACATCTAATAACTTAATGGATCGAGTAATAGAAAGATTTACCTTCCAAGGAGCTTTAAAAAATGATGATGTAGCACAGCTTAAAGAAGCATCAACACAAGAGACAAGAAGACAACTAACACAAACCAGTAATGATTTTGAATCTATCATGAGTGTTCTTGAAAGAGCTGGAACAAGTGGTAATTTAAGTAGATCTGATCAAGAAACTATAGCCAAAGCTATTGGAGATTATTATTCGCCATTAACTAGAATTAGTTATGGAAATAAAAAACTATATTCAGACCCAGTTTTAAGAAATGCAAAAGCAAAAGAAATTCAAAAAGAAGCTTTAGCAAAAATAAAAAGTTTTGAAGGTGACAGAATAAATTATGAAGAGTTAGGAATACCCGAAGGAGGAAAACTATCTACTTTGTTAGAACAACAAAGAGATATGGTAGATATAAATACCAATCAAATTAATACTCTCAAACAAGAATTTATACCAGAAGAGTTGGGTAATATTTTAGATGCTAACTTCGGTCTTTATACCAACAGAAGTTACAAAGCTATGCTTAATCCTAACTTTATCGTAGATGAAACAAAAAAAGAAGCCGCAATAAAAGCTTTGGAAAAATCAATAGCAGGAGCTTCAGATTTAAAAGTTGTTACTCAACAACAAATAAGAACGGAAGCAGAGACGGCTTTTAATAATTTTTTAAAGTATAAAAAATTTGACGCATACCAATTTGAAAATGTAAACCCAGCGATAGATGTTTTTTCTGGGGCGATAAGAAAAGATATTTTGAAAGGCAGAACTTTAGATAGCTTGCCAGAAGTTAGAGAAGCTTTAGGAGAGATAGCTGGATATTTAGAAACAAATTGGAAAGACTCTTTAAACAACACAAGACTCCAAGCATTTCAAACAATAAAAAAACAAGCCAATTTAGTTGGTAAATCTAAAATGTTACAAGACATTAAAAAATTAAATGATGGCGCTGAAACATTTAATGTTAAACCTTTTATCTTTGATGAAGTAGATGTCACAGGAACAACAAATCAGTTTAAGCCTGGAGAAGAATTTGTAAATAGTGCAGGAGTTAAATTTAAAAAGTTTGACGACAAAGCTGGGCCACTAGCTGGTAAGGTTGCTTCAAAAAGATTTCATGACGCTCTACTAGATGCGACTACAAACTGGACTGATAACTTGCCAGAAATTATAGGGGCTCCTTACAAAGCGCTTGTGCTTGGTAAAAGTACAGCACAATATGCTGTAACTGTTCTTAGTCCAAGTGCCCAAATTAGAAACCCAACAGGTGGAGGCATCATGACTTTTGCCGCTGGTAATTTAGGAAGCGGTGGAGGATTTGTAAACGCAATAAGTAAAGTTTTTAATAGGTTTAATAAAGATCCTAACAAACAAAAATTTGAAGAAGGAAAAATTGTAGATAGATCTGCAGGAGTAACTAGGGAGAACCAAATTCAAGAAGTAGATTCTGACTTTATAAAAAGCCAGACTATTAAATTTAAAAGGTTAGGAGTAAATGATCAGTCTGCAACAGCACAAGCTAGAGAAATAGAGGAAGCAGCTAAGTTTGCATCAACCTCTAATCAAATAGGCAAATTTACTGAAAGCGGTCCTGTCAGAGCTCTTAGAGAAAGTGAAGCCAATAAAGCAGCTCAATTCTTTTACACTGGAACTGATAATGTTTTTCGTTCCTTTAATTTTATTAAAGAAAGAGATGATTTATTTAAAGCTTTAATAAAACATGGCGACGCTGATATACCAATTACTTCTGTAAAGAATAAGTTTGCGCTAGAGAATTTAAATCTTAAAACTCAAGCGGTTAATGGTAACGAAATATTAGGCGAAACCACAGTTAAGCAAATTAGAGAATATTATAAAAAAAATCCAATTACACAGGGTCGCATAGAAGAATTTTTAGATGCTGCAGTTAAAGGAAAATTAGAAGGAATAGATGCTGTTCCTAAAACAAAAGCAAAAGCATTTATGGATTTAATAGATGAGGAAGCTGCACAGTTAGCAAAAAATCACTATCAAAATTACAACAGAACAGGATCAATAATAGGCGACTTAGCTAAATTACCTATTGGTACTTTTGCTGCATTTCCCTCAGAAGTTATCAGAACTATGGGTAATATTGGTTATCGTGCTGCTCAAGAATTAGCCAGTAATAATCCAGAGCTCCGAAGAAAAGGTATGAAAAGAGCAGTTAGTGCATTGACCGTTACTACAGCATTCCCTGCAGCAGTCACTGAATTAGGATTGCAATTAACTGGTTCAGACAGAGAACAATTAGATGCTTATAAAAGATCTTTTGCAGCGCCCTGGGACAAGACAGCTACATTAGTTCCTGTCGCTACAGATGATGATGGCAAAATAAAAGAGATGATAAATCTAAGTTATACAAATCCTTATGATTACTTATCTAGACCTTTCGCTAGATTGATAGCCGAAGCCGAAGAAGGAGAAGATAAAGGGGAAGGCATAGTAAATAGATATACTCAAGGATTTATGTATGCTGTGGGAGAGGTAGGAAAACCTTTTGGAACTCCGTCAATGTCTACACAACTACTCGTTGACATTGTAAAAGGAAAAACCGAAACTGGTAGAAAACTATACGCTGCTAACGACACTTTTGGCGACAGAGCAACTAAAGGATTTGTTCACACTATTCAAGGTATGGCTCCTCCAGTTGTGCCTTTTGATGTAGTATCAGATCCAGGCGGTGGTGTATTAGGAGTTGGCTTACAAGTTAAAGACTTTCCAACAGCAGTGTTCCATAGCACTGGCTTGGCAGGCGATCAAAGATTAAAAACTAGCAGAGGAACTAAAATAGATCCAGCAGAGGCTTTGGTTCAAGGTTTTAGTGGTTTAAAAGTTATCAAACCGCAAGTAGCTAGAACACTTAGGTACAGAGGTTTTGAAACAAATGAAATTACTAGAGCTGCAGCAAATGAATTTAATAGAGTTGCTAGGTCTACTAATGTTAGAGATGCAGAAACTTTTATTAAATCATACATACAATCTAACGAAGATAGGTTTAGAGGTATGAGAGATCTTTACTTAGCAATAGAAGACGCTAGAAGATTAGGTCTTGGAGACCAAGAAATATTAAAAGAACTTAAAACAGCTAAAGTTGCTAACGCTGATTACGTTATGGCTGGCTTGTTCAAACCTTCACAACTTAGTGAAGAAGTTATCTCTGAGGCTTATAGAGAAGAATATAATAAAGCTAGAAACTTCTTACCAATAGTTGAAATTGGCGCTACTGAATTAGCTTTAGAAGGACAACAATTAACAGGAGGATTTAGATCTCCTCAAGAAATTTATAATAGGCCCAACGTACCAACAAGAACTCCAACAGTGGCTCCTCAGCCAAGTGCCTTAAGACAACAAGAATTTAATAAACTTCTGGGAATAGATTAAATACCAAACTTAATATGATCGGCGCTACCATTTTTCTCAGCTATTTCTATTTCTTTAATAGCTTTTTCTACCAACCATTCAACCGTGTTAGCACGGGTCCTGTGAGTTAATGATGCAAGCTTGCCTAATTTTTTGTGAGTCTCTTTGTTTACTCCGATGGTTACATGGGTTGCCATTTAGCTTCTCCTGGTATGTTAATTCTTTCTTAAAATATATAAAAAATTGTATAATAAATTATGGGCTATAACAAGAACAAATACGGAGCTATAAAAGTGAAACTAGATGGTATCACATTTGATAGCAAATTAGAGGCCGCCAGATATAAATTCTTAAAAGAATTAGAATCTGCTGGCGCAGTATCAGACATAGAAGTTCACCCGCAGTTTCCATGTTTTGTTGAAGGTAAAAAGATCTGCACTTACATAGCAGACTTTAAATATAAAAACATCAAAGGAGAAGAAGTCATAGAAGATACTAAGGGAGTATTGACTGATGTCTTTAAATTAAAAAAGAAATTAGTAGAAGCAATATACCCGGACGTAACCATAGAAGTAATTCACTCGCCTAGGGCCTAATGACTCAAAAAACCAGGACTTGTACGCTTTGCAAGAAAAGGCGGAAGATTAAATTTTTTGAAGCTAGAGAACAAGTTGGTGGTGGCATAACCTATCGTGGTCTTTGTAAAGATTGTCATGTCATAGACAGAAACAGAAAGCGATCATCGAGTTACAAAAGTTTTTTAAATTTACTTCACAATCAACTAAGACATACTAGAGTTAGTAAGAATCCAGAAAGAGAATGGGAGATAACGCCAGAAGATTTAATAGAAATATGGGAAACTCAAGATGGTCTTTGTGCTTTGTCTGGCGTATTGATGACTCACTATCGAGATGGCAGTGGTAAGAAAGATTTAAATGTAACTATCGACAGAATAGATCCAGAGGAATGGTATGTCAGATATAACATTCAATTGGTTTGTCAGCGTGCCAACATCATTAAACACACTCTGAGCGAGGACATGTTGCTCTGGTGGTGTGAAAATATCATAAGAAATAAAAAGAAATAAAAAATTTTTTTTATATACAAAAATATTTTGTATATAATCCGCGCATGAATTTGAAGAATATACTCACCGGGAGTGCTGGGTATATCATTAGTGTCAGCTTCTCTATATATATGATGAACATATATTTAGCGATCTACACTTAAACCAGTGCTTACTTATAGATCTGTTTTATTTTATAGCCTTTCTCAGAGTTGTTAAGGTTTATCATCTTGCGTTCTAATTTTGGTAATGATTGCCAGAACACTGGAGAGTGTTGGTAATCATATAAACCACAAACAGAACAACGACCGTTTTCCATACTGGTAGGCCAGTGGCAGGCGTTGATGCAAGGATAATCAGCGAGACTAGTAGTTTCGCCTCTAAGACTAGCTATGTTTTTAAATGTATTTAATTTAAATATTTTAGCCATTACGCACCTCTTTATAGAGATATGCGTATTATATAACGATTTTTATATATTATTGCAAACTTTTTGTTAAAAAGGTGTAGGTATCAAACCAAATATAAGTTCGTGATCAGGACAATTTTTCTTATCCATTTGTTGTTTTGGATTTAATAAAACACCTTTCTTACCACAACGCCAAGTAGCCCCGGAAACTTCTATCATTGGCTTTGAATGTTTGCAGTTTCTACAGTTTTTAAACTCTGGTTCTGCCCTACCTAGATAAACTTCTTTAGATTCTTTTGGTAAGTTCTTAACCTTCCAATCGTTTTCACTCAAGAATAAATCTGGTGGCTCTGGCGAAGTAATAATTCTTTTCGCCTTCTCTATCAAAGATTGAAAGAGCTCATCATTATATTTAATTACTTCAGTATAAATATCAGAATTGTTTTTGTTGTAAACCAAAGCTAAAGACTTAGGTAATTTAAAAGCACCCATATAACAATGCACTTGCGCTTCATATTCTAGCGACCAACGCTCGTAACTACTTTCACTAACTAGATTATTAAATCTTCTGTCATTGGAACTCTTAACTTCTAGGACCATAGAATCATCATTATGTTCTGGCAAGTTTTTAACTACGCCATCTATGTGCCCAGAGAAGTGATCGCCAAGTAAAGAAGCTTTGAACTGATCGCCCTTTTTATCTTCAGTAAATACTTCTACGCCATCTGCTTTTTTAAGATACTCAATGACTACATCTTCAATAACATTACCTAGTTCTAAGATCCTAGATACTCTTGGCTCAAACTTATTTGGTGGTAAACACCATCTAAAATTTAACCACAACATTCTTTCGTCTGGATTACCAATCTGACTCATACCTAAATATGGTCGATACTTTGGTGGTTCAGATAACATTACATGATCTATCATTTTATTTATTTTGCTCATAGAAATATCTCCTTATCATTAAAAATTATTTTCTTTACATTAAAATATTTACCTTCTCTTTTTATGCCAACAGACTTAACTCCTTTAAGAGCTCCTTGATTTATCTTGGCCGCTGCTTGTTCAGAAGTTCTAGGCACACCCCAAATTTTTGGATCTACTAAACGGCACCAATGGTTGATTGCTAGTCCGTGCATTCTTGAATGACCAAACATAAGTGGCATCATTCTAGGTAAGAATTGATTATCAACATAAAAGAATACCTTACAATATTTGTTGCCATTTTTAGAGTCAGCAACAGCAGCACTAACACTGGTTACAACTTCTAAAGAACTCTTGTTCTTTTGTTTCTCGTCAGAGATAACTGCTCCAGAATCTGCCTTGGTTTTCTTAGCTACCTTTCTTTCTTCCATAGGCACTAAGAAAGTTAAGAACTCTGCTACTGGGAACTCTTCATTGCATTCGACACATTTCTTTGCATGAGGTGGATTGACAGCCAAACAACTGCCACAGATTTTAGGTCTTCTTATTTTTACTTCTTGATCTGGCTTGGCTGTATCAATACAACCATGTCTAGCAATGTTCTCGCCATAATCTAAAAGCAAACAATTTTCTTTGCCTGGGTACAGTCGCATACCTCGGCCGCACATCTGAACGTAAAGCCCTAGACTTTTAGTTGGTCTTAACATAGCAATACAATCTGTTCTTGGTGCATCCCAACCTTCTGTTAAGACGCCGACATTACAAACAGCATGTACTTTTCCAGATTCAAAATCTTCTAGTATTTGTTTTCTTTCTTCTCCAGGGGTTTCGCCAGTTAGTAATCTTGATTCAATCCCATGCTTCTGCAAATGCATGTTCATTTTCATAGCATGCAATACCGATACACAAAAAAATACGGAAGCTGTTCTGCCTTTGGTATATGCTTTGTCTAACCAATCGTTAATGATTGCGACGATGGTCTTCTCATCCATAGCTAATTTTTCTAGATCGGATTCTTTGTAATCGCCACCTTTAAATTTAAGCTTGGCTTTACTGGCGTCAATAATAGTATTGTCATCTACTTTATAAGAAGTAATCCTAGCTAGATAACCTTGATCTATTAGTTCTGGTATCTTTGCTTGATAAGCAATGTCATGAAAGAAATGATCTTTTCTTTTGCCATAGATATAACCTTGACCCATACGATAAGGCGTAGCAGTACAACCTAAAACACGCATAGCTCGTTCAGCAGACAACTCATTGATTATCTTTTGGTATCTAGTTTGTTCGTCCGGGGATATGTTATGGGCCTCATCAATGATAGTGTAATCAAAGTGCCCAACTTTTTTTAATCTAGATCCAGAGGCTAAAGTATCTCTTGAAGCTACAAGTATTTGAGAATCCAACTCAGATCTTTTCAGCCCAGCTGATAACACACCAACTGGTGCCTCTGGCCATACAGATTTTATTTTCTCTTCTGCTTGTTCAATAAGCTCTTGCCTATGTGCTAAGACTAAAAACCTAGCATCAGAATATTTGTTTATGGTTCTTTTAATAAAGTTAGAAAAGATAACTGTCTTGCCAGACGCAGTAGGCAAACTGAGTAGAGGGTGTTTCTCTATTGACTCAGTTGCAAACCAGCTTTCTAGTGCAGTGATAGCGTCTTCTTGATACGGTCTTAGTTTCATTAATCATCTTCCTTGCCCTCTATATGCTTTGAAGGACTTTCTTTTATTCTTGTTCATACTACTGAACTTTACATTGCGCGAACCTTGGCTAGTCTTTTTATACTTAGCCCTAGATATGTGTATTTTTACTTCTCTTCTTATGGCCATCAGTGCCTCGTTTTATCTTTACTTTCCATTTGAAGTTTAACAGCGTCGAGTACTTCTTCTTCATCAAGCTCCTCTGGATCTATTACATAATCTTCATTCATAGAGTTCCAATCGGTGTTAGCTCCTCCAGCTAAATTGCCTAGCATATCTGCTTGAAAGAAAACTTCTTTTCTAGTCATGCCTTTTTCTTTAGCAATATCGTTAATGACTCTGCCCCAGGATGCACCGATCAACATCGTTGCTTCATTGGTACTGTGTTCCAATACGTCGTAAGTGACGCAACAAACATAGGTTAATAATACTTCTAATAATTTATGTGGACTTTTGATTTCTCCCATTCTTTTGTTGAATGACATCATGTGCATTCGTAATTCTTCTAACAATTCCTTCTTGGAGATCACTTCCAAATCTATTTTGTCTTCTTTCATATAACACCTTCGCTCTCTTTAATCTGTTTATCGAAACAACACAAGCCGCAACTTCGTCAAATAATTCAACTGGCAGTATGTGATTGTTTAACTTATATATTTTTGCTAACAACTTCTCAGAGTTAGCGACTAATTTTTTATCATCAATCATATTTGTTTCCTAATGTGTGCCTACCGAGCTCGTAACGCCGCTCGTATTAATTAACTTGCTCGGTAGGACTTTTTTGGGAGATGACCCAGTTATTTATCCCAAGGCATAGCATCATCTTCTTCTTGTAAAGGTTTCGCCGCAGGCGCTTCCTCAGATGTAGATGATGTACCTTTGGCTAAATAATCTTGTATCTTATTACTGTCCTCGTACCCATTTGTTCCAGGTTCAATTTTGATCTTGGCTTGGAAAGGATTGTTAATCATTTCGTCCAAGGCACTAGCATTGAAACTGACATCGGTGCTTAACCCTAACGCTTTACGCCAAGCTTTAATTTTCCTAGCGGTTACGGTTACAGCATTACCTTCAAGAGTAAAATACTCCCAAAGTTTTCTATTAGAATGGCTTGGACCGAGTACTTGAAACTCGATTTCAACCATTGCATTTCCAGCTTTAGATGTTCTCTTTTCCCATTTGTTAGCAACTAATTCATAGTCGCCAGCAGGCATAGGTTTAAAGTCATCTTCTTGATCAGGCACTTCGCCTAACATTATTTCAAAGTCATCACTCATGATAAATTTAACTCCTCGCGAAGACATAAAGTACAACAAAGAAGGCCTTTGTATTTATACCCACCGTCTAAAATTTCTTCTCCACAGTGGTCACACAAAATCTCCTCTGACACTTTATGCCTCCGACAGATTTTTAATTGATTTTTTATATTCGTCGTAAAACGAATCCCATTTGAGTTCTATCTTATCTGGAAGAGGAACTCGTCTCTTCGCGTCAAAGGCGGGAGAGAACTTCGTAAACAACATAGGATCACCCATGGCAAGTGCCCTTGTCTGCTCGTTGAAGCCCTTCCCTTCTTTCACAGTACGAACTTGATGGTTCGCAAAGAAATTGAAATCGACCCATTCTCTAATAATAGAAGCTGTCTTGTTGTGCAACTTCAATTGATACCTATCATAAGGTTCTCTCTCTGGGTCGTTAAAAGTTCTAATATCTACATGCGAAAGCAAGATGACATTCATCTTCTTTTGGTCATGCAAGATATCCAAACCTCTTAAAATCTTTCTAAACTTTTCTCTAGCCGCGGTGTAGCCTTTACCATAAGTAATCTCTTCGATACCAGATACATTTTTTTCTTCACACACAGCTTCATGAGTAAGAATCTCTGCCCAGTCTGTAGTATCTAGGACAACTGTTTTACGGTCATGATCCATAGTGGCAAGTTTCTTTATGCAATCAATAATGTCTTGATACTTTTCACACAATGGAAACTTCTTAACATTTAAAAATGCTGTACCTTTCTCGGTACAAATAAAAACTGGATTAGGTGCTTGAGAGCCGAAGGTACTTTTACCTATGCCATCTACACCACCGATATTCATTCTCACTGGACCGGGCTCTAAGCCAGATAATAATTCATCTTCAAGACTTGGCATTGTTGTACCTCCCTGGAACTACTTCTGTACCTAATTTTTTCATGGTAGCAACAAAGTCTATTAAGAAATTAGCTTTGCCTTTGGTTCTAGCATGTGGTTCGATTTGATCTCGATAATAAAATTGCATGAGACTTTTGTGAGTCATGCCTGAGATCTTTGCAATATGAGCAAAACTCAAACCATCTGCTCTTAAATAATCTACTGCTTTTACAAAGTCATTAATATTGAAATAATGTTTTGCATAATAGTCGTAAGCATCGGCAAACAACTTTTCCTTAGACTCGCTTTGTGCGGAAGTCATCTCTATTTTTTTACTCATTTGGTTTTCCTCTTTTCAACAAAGCTGACGTATGGACGATCTGATATTTCAGTAGTCAAACCTTCAGCTAATTTATAGTAATGGGATGGATGTTGTTCAGCTAGAGTAGAAGTTTTTCTTTTGTCTTCTTTATACTCTATTTGAAATGGCCAAAGATTAGCTGGCACCTTGCCTTCGGCATGTATCTTTGCAACATAGTCTTGATCCCAAGATTTCTTCAAACGGTACTCAACTTTAATATCAGAATCTAAATCATCAAGGGTTACTCGATGAGATCCCCCGGTATTACTAAGCTGAATTACTTGATCGTTTACTCTTGGGTGTCTTGCTATTGCAATGTCTAACTCTTTAGATTCCTCACGGAGTTTCTTTTGCCATAGCAAATTCTTTTTCTTTCTTTCGATAAGTTCTTGGAGTTCGTCGAACTCGGT